ATCAGCAACGGCGAGGGCATCGCGGCTCTGAGGAATCGTGTGCGAGAGGTCTACAAGCAGTTCCCTGATTGGCGTGCGGAACTCATTGCCCGGACGGAGGCAACAGCAGCGAATAACGCTGGGTTCCAAGATGCCTATCAGCAGAGCGGTGTTGCCAACGCTAAGGAGTGGATCGCGACGAAAGATGCCCGGACGCGCGATGAACACATAGCACTGGATGGCGAGGTAGTTGCTCTCGGTTCTACTTTCAGCAACGGCATCGAATTCCCTTCCGAACCGAATTGCAGATGCGTTCTCGGTCCTGCCTTCATTGAAAGACGATAGTCTTGTTTGTTACGCACCAACCATTACACTTAAGGCAATGAACCAGAAGTTTGCGAAGCTAAACGTTGCAGTCAAAACAGTTGACGATGTAAAGCATCAAATCCGCTTCGTAATGTCCACGCCCGATGTTGATCGTCACGGTGAGGTCATCGACCAGAAAGGTTGGAAGCTCGACAACTTCCTCAAGAACCCCGTTGTGCTCTGGAGCCACGACCACACGCAGCCTGCCATCGGCAAGATCGTTGACATCGGTTACACGGACGGAAATTTGGAAGGCACGGTACAGTTCGCAGCCGAAGAATACGAATTCGCAGCGACCATCTACCGGCTCTATGCAGGCGGCTACATGAATGCCGTTTCTGTCGGGTTTAATAACGTCAAGTGGAGCTATGACGAGACGGATGATCTCCTCACCCTGGTAGAAAACGAGCTCTACGAGCTTTCCGCAGTCACCATCCCCGCCAATGCTATGGCGCTCGCCAAGAGCAAGGGAATCGACATTTCTTCAATTGAGCGGCGCTTGGACCGTACCGACGCCGTAAACGAGAAACTTCTCGGCGAGCCCGAACAGGTCGAACCAGAGATTTCTGAAGCAGAGCCTGAGCATGAATGTGAGAAGTCAGCGGTCACCACCGCAGATGCACTCACGGTACTTGTTGAGGCTCCTGCGGAGGAGATCAGGGCAGCAGTCAAAGAGCTATCGAGTCGCTTAGACGTTGCCCAGGACGTGGTCACTGACGACCGCAAAATGTACTCGGTATCCAGCATTAACCGCGTTGCTCGCCAGCTCGTGAATGGCAAGCGCCAAGCCAGGGAGTAACGCATAACCTACTACCAAATTGAAACTTAAAGACGTTCTCAAGAAGGAGCTTTCCGAGCTTTCTGTTGAGGAGAAGGGAGTCGTTACCGACAACTGGGACGTCCTGAACGACGAGCTTCGCGGCAAGTTCGCGGATCTCGAACCGACGGATGCCCCGGAAGGCAATGACGATAAGGACAAGATTGACGACGAGGCTATCGAGAAATTCCTCTCGGAGAAGGCTGTCGGCGTTATTGATAAGCAGGCAGAGCGCATAGCTCTTTCACTCGCAAAGGGCATCGCTACAAAGATCGAACAGGCTCGCGCTAAGTTCGCGGGTACCGTCAGCGGCGATGAGTCACTGAAGGAGAAGAATGAAATTGTTCGCAATTTCATGAAGGCGATCAAGAGCGGCGATTTCGATACGGCAAAGTCACTCGGTATGAAGGCAGTTGACACGTCTTCTGACGGCAGCGGTGCAGACGCAGGTCTTACCATTCCTGAGCCGCTTGCGAATGAGATTATTCGCATCGAGAGCACTGGCTATGGTCGTGCTCGCCAGCTTTTCTCGTACAATCGTCTGACGCAGGGCAACACCAAGCGAGTGACCGCCCTTGGCTCAGCACTCTCTGTATTCTGGACGGACGAGAAGGGCAAGAAGCAGTCGGCTCAGCCAAGCTTTGACATCGTTACGCTCGCGCTCAAGAAGCTCGCGGTCATCGTTCCGTTCTCGGATGAGGTCCTCGAAGATTCCGGCATCGACCTGATGAATCTTGTTGCGCAACTCGTGCGTGAGGCTGTAGATCGTGAGGTTGACGAGCAGTTCTTCATGGGCGACGGCACCGTCTGGACTGGTATCTTCCGCGATACTACGATTCCGACGACCGAGCTCGCAGCGAATGTGACTGCAACGGGACTCCGCCCGGAGGACATCATCGGTCTTGCTGATAACACCGCTGGTGTTAGCGGACGTTACCTCATGCATCGCACGGTGCTCTCGAAGGTACGCACGCTCCGTCAGAACGCTAACGACACCGGAGATTATCTCTACAATCCGCTCGCAGGAGACGGCGCGTGGGGTACGCTCAACGGTTATCCGCTCGAACTCCTCGAAGCTGCTCCGACCTTCGCTCAGGCATCAGTTGACGGCAACTTCCCGATCATGATGTTTGGCGACTTCAAGCGCGGCGTAGCTTACGGCGAGAAGAACGACATCCGCTTCAAGATCCTCGACCAGGCGACCATTACGGACGTTGGCGGCGAGGTCGTAATCAACCTCGCCGAGCAGGACATGACTGGTCTCCGCGCCGTCCAGCGAGTTGGCATGAAGGTCACTCTTCCTGCTGCGATGCGTCGTCTCGTAACTGGCGACTAACCAGTAGCTTGATGGGGCGGGAAACCGCCCCTGACGGCATTCATTCAAACCGTTTCTAACACCATTTATGGATCAGGAAATTAACCTAAAGTACCGCGAGGTTACAGTCCCCTCGGCAAGCGTGAAGACGATTGTCGCGACGGACTACGAGATCGTCGAGGCTCCCGGCGCAGGAAAGACCCACGTCATTCTTGCAGCGCACCTCACGCTCGATTACGCCACGGCAACCTACGTCTGGGCGAACACGGATCACACGCTTACGGTCGGTAACGCTGCTTTCGACAGTGACGCTGAGGCACAGGCATTCATCGAGGGCACCAGCCGTAAGGTTGTTGATCTTCGTGTACCGGGCGGTTCCACACCGCTCACCGAGAACGAGGCGATCAAGCTTACTGCTGGCGGCACGGGCGAGCCCGGGACCGGCGACAGCGACGTGATTGTCCGCGTTGTCTACGCAACGATCGACGTTACCGAGTAATTACTCGGACATCCACTCTGGGCAGGAATTTCCCGCCCAGAACTGGCTGCTAAGCCAAGACACCAATGAGCTATCCAGACACTACACCGTATGGCAGGAAGCAAAGTCCCTTTAGTAAGCGCACTTCACCGTATGGGTCCAAACAGAGTCCGTTTTCGCGACTCGTCTCCCCGTTCACATCGAAAACGTCTCCTTATTTCCCATATGACGGTAACTCCTCTTTCCTCCTTCAAGAGAACGGCTTCAAACTCCAGCTTGAGAATGGCGCTTACCTACTGATCTGATGGCAGCAAACCGCAAAATAACCGATCTCACCGCACTGGACGTCTCTGCCGACGGCGACCAGATCGTTATTGTTGATATCAGCGAGACTGACGAGGAAATCCGCACCAAGCGGCAGACCAAAGCTAACTTTTTACAGGAGGTTACTAATGCGTTAGGCGACAAGGCAAACGCGAACCACGATCACGACGATATCTATTACACGCAGGTCGAAATGGACAACGGGCAGATGGACAGCCGCTACACGACCACGGACGATCTCAATTCTGGATACCTCGACGACCGCTACGTGCTGGGAAATACAGTCGCGCAGCCAAACGGCATCGCTTCTCTTAATGAGGACGGGAAGATTCCGGCTGACCAGTTGCCGGAAGGCGGTGGAAGTCCTGCTGGGAATACTAATGAAATCCAATTGAACAATGACGGTGCTTTCGGCGCATCATCGGATTTCACATTCGATAGTGGAGAGCTATTCATCCAAAATCACAGCGGTTCCAGCGCCAGGATTAAATTGCAATCTGAGCAATACAGTGAAACCGATAGGTTCTCTACGATCGAGAGCGATATTATCTCCAATTTAATTCTTAAGCCGAATTATGTAAGCGGCAAAGTCAAGATAGAAACTGCGGGTTTAGAAATCAGCAGTCCGAAGCATTATCTTCACGATTTAATTTACGGATACAATAATGGCGGCGGTTGGGCGGGAAGACTGCTTCATTTAGAAAACACTGCTAACGGTAAGTTTTTTACCGTAACCAATGCAGGTCAGGTTTTTGCAAATACATCAAGCGGTAATGCAAGTCTCAACCTAGCGCTACCCTCTTATGACAGACCTGCTATTTCCCTTTTCGGCGATACTGGTGATGCGTCCAATTACCTCACGATTAAAGCCGGTTCAGGAACGGGTGAAGGTTCATCTTTACATTTTATTCGCGCTGTTGATGACCTAGACAATCCGCGTTTTGAGTTTCGCAAAGACGGAACGGCAGTCTTTCATCCTGAACTCTATTCCAAAAAAGGTTTTATTATTCAAAACCGCCAAGCCGAGTTCAACAACCCATTTATTGAGTTTCAAGATCAGGCTGGGACTGAGTTGTTTCAATTATTCAGCAATGCGAACGGCGGAGTGACGTTTAATGCAATAGGCAGCGGAGCAAGATTTACGTTCGCAGACCGTGTGAACATGCCGACGCATACTCCCGCCTCGGCATCTGGATTAGGTACCGCAGGAGATATCGCTTGGGACAGCAGCTATATTTACGTCTGCACGGCAACAGATACTTGGAAGCGAGCTTCAGTAGTTTCATGGTAAACGCATAGTCTCGCGGGGAAACACATTAGCTGGTACCATGGTGCCATGTTCACCAATTATTCCTCTCTCAAGGCGCGAAACATCGTCAGTCTCACTAAAGAGGACGAGAAGTTCATATTGACCCAGCGACGCTTCGACCAAATGACAGGCGAAGAAATCGAAGCGAATATTACTCTGGTGTACAAGGAACAGATGATAGAGCTCCGAAACAAACTGCAAGCTGACCTCGATAACATCACTGAACTCCTCACCGACCTAGAAGCATTGCAATAAGGGCTTCTTGGCATTCTGTTACAATCAAACCAGACATCAATCCACGACTTTCCAATGACCACTCTTAATATCGATCTGGATTATATCCGCACACCGGATGCCGTTAAAGAAATTTCTAATATTGAACTCACTTCATCTTATATTCAATTCGTGGTAACCAAGGCGCACCACAATCTCACGGGAGCCCAGACCCGCATATTTGGCAGGATTCAACGAAAAATCGATGCCGCAATAGAGGATAAAAAGACATCCATTGAACTTGAGGACGCTGAGGCAGATTTTATTAAATCAGCCTTTAAAGACGATAAGGTTCAGGTTCCTCCGCAGTTTGCCAAGTATTTCGTCATTCTCATGGACGAAATTGAGAACCTCGGTAAGGACCAGTAACCAATGAAGGGATACACGACTAAAGAGGCGATAGAGAACTATTTCCTCATCGATATAGACGAGTCCTTTGACACCCAAATCGATGATTGGATCGAGGCATCCGAGAACATCATCGACCAGGAGACGGGACGGGATTTTACCCCAGCTGATGCCGATGAATCTACCGAGCGCCTCTACGATGGCGACGGAACGGATATCCTTCTGATAGGAGGAGCGATAGGCGGTATTTCAGTCAAACTTTCCCCGGATTCTGACCCCCTCGACGAGGATCAGTATTATCTTTACCCAGCGAACAAGCCCGTAAAGCGCAGCATCGTTCTCAAATACCTTAAATTCCCTAAAGGTATGCAGAACATCGTGGTCGAGGCGGCATATGGCGAGGCTTCGCTACCAGCGGACATCAAGCTCGCGGCGACGATTCTCGCAGGCGCAATGGTCAGTGCTTCAAAGGCTTCAGGCGAGGACGGCGAGGTGCAGAGCACGTCAATCGGGCGCTACTCCGTCACGTATCGAGCTAAATCTCCGACCTGGCAGGCGCTTCCAGCGGGGCTCGTGTCGGTGCAGGACATTCTCGACCGCAACCGCAGATATGCTTTCTAACTTCTACGACCGAACTGTCGCCGTAAAACGTCTCATGGACGTGGAGGGCGGCAATAAGAAAGCCTTTCAGACTCATATCGCTTCCCTGCTCTGCCATATCCAGCCGATGGATCCCTCGCTCACACAAGACATTGAAGCCGGATTCGGGAAGACCTGGCTGATGTTTTGCGACGAAGGGGACATCCGCGAGGGTGACCGCGTTAATGAGGATGCCCTTGAGTACCGCGTCGTTTCTGTCGAGAAGATGAACTTCGTCGGGCATTCTCACCTTGAGGTCGGTATCCGTCTTTTCGAATCGAACCCGTGATCCGCATTACCATCCCCAATCTTTCAAAGCTCAGTGCCGCCTACAAATCGGCTCCGCAGCGGGTGGCGACTGAAACGAGAAATGCGGTCGCTAAAACTGTCCTCACCATCGAGAGCAATGCTAAGAAAGAAGCCCCTGTTAATAAGCAATCGGGCGGCGGAAATCTCCGGCAGAGTGTGAAAGGCAGCATGACGGGTGTTGCTTCGGGCAAGGTCGTTGTAGAGGTCAAGTACGGCGTTTTCGTCGAGGAAGGAACCCGACCGCATATTATCCGTACTAAGTCGAAGCGGGTACTCGCGAACAAGGCGGATAAACAGATCTTCGGCACAGTGGTCCACCATCCCGGAACCAAGGCTAATCCATTCTTCGCGCGGGGCATCGACAAGAGCCGAGGTGTAATTGAGGGGTATTTCACAGATGCCCTCAAGCGGGTATTCTCCTGACATGATCGACAAGGATATCGTCAATGACATCCGGGAGGAGATTGCCGCGAAAATCGGGGCGGATTCCACGCTTTTCCAGTCGGTTTATGCCGTGCCTCGTACGACACTCGCAGGATTTCCTTCCGTTGTCGTCGTGCCGAGTGAGAACGAAGCCGATTGGGGTTCTACCACAACAGATCGGATGATATTTGCTTTCCATCTCAATGTTTATTACCCGGTGCATGACGAGAGCGAATATGCCAAGGCTGAAGAGGCTGTCGGCGAGTGCGTTGGCGATCTCCTTCGTATCTTCTCGCAGAAGAACATCCTCACAACAGCTGAATGGGTCCTACCAGTGCCGAGCCGATGGGAAACAACCACGATTGGCGAAGGAGCTTACCGCACGGCGCAAATCGTCCTACGCTGCGTGAAGCACGTTGCTAACCACTAGCTGTCCACTATACTTACGGTCATGCAGGCAGCACCTCGCGACAAGATGATTCGGTCTCGTGACGAGATCCGTAAAGAAGTGTCGCAGCCGGTCCGAAAGGATGCTCCAAAAAAGCGCCTGCGCCGCTTCTTTTTCCCACACCTGAGTACCTCGGTAGTAGCCGAGACTCAGGAAGAAGCCGAGAAACTCGTATCCCGTCCCACCAACTAATCACCTCACAACATGTTCCTCAAAGGAGAAGACGTAAACGTCGGATTCGCACGCGAGACCGTACGCGGCACCGCAGAAACCCCGTCGATCTGGGTCCCGGCACGAACGCCCTCGGGCATCCGCAACGTCGTCGAAAAAACGCAGATCAAGGAAACCAAGGGTACGGGCATGAGCTCGCAAGGCTCGGTCATGGTGCAGAAGCGGAGCGAGGGCGATCTGGAATTCAACCTCCGCAGTTCGAGCATTGGCATGTTTTTCCTGTCGCTTCTCGGTAAGGTCACGACCTCGGCGAATGGAGACGCATATTCTCACCTTTTCGAAATTCTCACCGGAAACCCGCAGCACCCGACCCTAACCATTGGTCTCTCTCAGCTCGGGCAGCAGGATTATCAGCACAAGAAAGCGATCTGCACGCAGCTTGAGGTTCGCACTCCGGTAGATGACCTGGTAAATGCGACGGCAAACTTTGTGGGAGTTGGTGAGGAAACGCACGCAGACTACACGCCTTCATTCTCCGATGATGATTACCATTTCCGTCCATATGACGTGACCATCAAGCTGGCTACGAACGTTGCCGGTCTCGCAGCAGCTCCCGAGATGGCGCTCAAAGAGTTTTCTATCACGCTCAATAACAACGGGCGCGTGAACCAGAACATCGGTGAGCTCACCCCCTCTGACGTCTTTGCGGTCATGCAGGAAATCTCGGGCTCGATGAAGCTTGATTACACGGGAGAAACGAACCATGACATCTATGCTGCTGAGGCGTACCGAGCGATGCAAATTACGATTGAGCGCAGCGATATAAACCTGGACGATGTCGATACCACTATCCACCCTAAAATCGAGATTGTGCTGCCCAAGGTCAGCTTCACCAATCTCACACCTGACCGCCCGATAGATGACATCGTGAGCGAGGACATTGATTTCATGACTCACTACGATGATGATGCAGCGTACGGTATCCAGGTTACGGTCGTTAATACCACCCCGAACTACAACTAATGGAGCAGACCCCAAAGCCCCGCCCGACTACGGTTATTACCACTCCTATCCAAAGGCACGAGGTCGTTCTCAAGGATTGGATTACTGGACGCGAGCGAGAGTACATCGATGCTCCTATGTTAGACGCAGTCAAGACCAAACCGCAGTTCAACGGCAAGAGTATCGACCTCGAAAGCATCCACATCCGGCAGTGCATGGAGCAGTCCGAGAATCGCGAGATAGAGACGTTCGTCGTTTCCGTTGACGGCTCGACGGAAAAGGTAATCGACAGCGTTAAAGACATGCACGAGGAGGACACGGCATTCGTACGTCAGGCGATCAAGGATTTGACCGACTCCTCAAAAAAAAAGGACCTGAGCGTAACCGGAGAGAGCGCATAGCAGAAATTTGTGCGATGACCGGCTGGACGTACGACGAATACATGAGCCAGCCAGAGTGGATGATTGAAATGGTCCGCTCACAACTAGAGCAAGCATATAACCCAGATAAAAAGACATGATTAACCAGCGCCTTCAAATCGTCATTGACGCCGAGAATAAGGCTGCTGGAGCGCTCAAGCAGGTAGAAGGACAGCTTGGAGGCGTGCAGGAAAGGATTCAGACGATGCAGGGTAAGCTAGAACGCTTTGATCCTGCTTTCAAGACCATGGCAATCGGGGGTACCGCTGCTTTTGCTGCAATTGCCGGGGTCATCGGGCTCTCAGTCTCTAAAGCTGCTGAGTTCGAGCAGATGCAGATTTCGTTTGAAACCATGCTCGGATCGGCGGAAAAGGGTACGAAAATGCTCAAAGATTTGATTGCCTTTGCCGCTAAGACACCATTCGAAGTCAAAGGCATTCAAGATACCGCTCGCCAGCTTCTCGCCTACGGATTCACGCAGGAGGAAGTAATGAGCAATCTAAAAATCATGGGCGACCTCGCAGCAGGCGTTGGTATGGATCGCCTCCCGCTCATCACCTTGGCATTTGGTCAGGTCAAAGCCGCAACGAAACTTACTGGCATGGAGCTGCGACAGTTTACTGAGAACGGTATCCCGCTTCTAGCCGCTCTCTCTGAGCAAATGGGCGTCTCCGTGGGAACAATCCAGCAGATGGTCTCCGAGGGTAAAATTGGCTTCGAAGATGTTCGCAAAGCGTTGGAATCAATGACCATCGAGGGAGGCAGATTCGCTAACCTCATGGAGCGGCAATCAACGACGCTCGCTGGTCGCTGGTCAACCTTCAAGGATACGCTCGCCGTCACCGCAACAACCATCGGTACGGCGCTTCTTCCCTACGCCCAAAAGCTACTGGAAGTAATGATCCCCATCGTTACTAAAATCGGCGAATGGGTCGCGGCGCACCCTAAGCTCACAGCCGCCATACTTGCCGCAGCTGCGGCTCTCGCCGGGCTCGTGGCTGTCGTCGGTATTATCGGCGTGGCTGTCGTCGGGTTTATGGGAATGCTCGCAGCAGCTGGACTGACGATCGGGGGATTCGTCGTCGTGCTCGGAACAATCGCCGCAGTCTCGGGTGGGGTAATTATCGCAATCGGGCTTATCGGTGGAGCTGCGGCAGCGCTCGCTTACGTAATTGTCACCAACTGGGACAAAATAAAGGCGACGACTATTGCGGTCTGGGATTCAATCAAAGCTTATTTACACGAAGTATGGGAAGACATTAAAAGCAGTGCTGCTGCCGCGCTCGATTGGATCCTTAGCAAGATTGAGAAAGTTATGTCAGCCTACAACAAGGTAAAAAGCGCCGTTTCCAGTGTGGTCTCAGCAGGAAAATCCGTAGTGGGCGCGCGCGCCGCAGGAGGTCCGGTCTCCGCAGGCGCACCTTATATTGTCGGTGAACGCGGTCCTGAGACTTTCGTTCCAGCGACAGCAGGAAGGATCATCAGAAGCGGAAGTGGCGGTACGACCATTAACATCAACATCGGCGGGAATACGTTCATGGGCAAGGAAGGCATCGCCCGTGAGATCGGAGACGAACTGATGCATCAGCTCAATCTACGCAGTAAGTTCGCGAGCTGACATGCTGACTCTAACGATCGGCGGAGTTGATAGAACGAGTCTTATTCAGTTCGGCTCCCTTCGTATTGCCGACCAAGTAAATCAGGCTACCGATACCGCTGATTTCATTATTGAGGAATACGGAACACAGACCTTCCGACCTGAGCCAGGGGCTGAGGTGACGATTGAGAGAGACGGCGAACTCATCTACGGAGGCGTCATAATCGCCGTCGAACAAGGTGAAAGCAACGGGTTCATTCAGCACGATGTCTCGTGTAAGGATTATTCGCACTATTTCGACTCCAAGATCGTCAATGAGCGGTACGAGAACATGACCGTTACTGAGGTCATCGAATCGCTTGTCACTGAATACGCTCCGGATTTCACGACCGATCATGTCGAATGTCCACTTGAAATAACATCTATTTCTTTCAGTGACCTAACGCCGACCCAGTGCCTTGAAAAACTGTCGCGGCTGACAGGGTATGCTTGGTATATCGACTATGAGAAGGATGTCCATTTCTTCGCACGAATTGGTGGTGAAGCAGCTCCATTCTCCATCTCGCCTGATGACGGAAACGTCATTCAGGGGACGCTCACGGTACGCCGCGACCTTTCACAGGTTCGAAACCGGATCAAGGTCCGAGGAGGAGAGGCAATCGCTGAATCCATCACTGAGAAACTTGCAGGCGACGGCGAGAGATTGCAGTTCCCTCTCTCGAATAAGTTCTCCGAAGCACCTACAGTGATTGTCAACGGCGTGACGAAGACAGTGGGCGTCGAATACCTGGATGACGATGCGGATTTCCAACTCATGTGGAGCTACCAGGAAAAGTATCTCCGCTTTACGGCAGGTAATACGCCTCCGGTTCCTACTGGTCCAGCGACGACCAACATCTTCGTGACGGGACTTCCGCTCCGTCCAATCGTCGTCCAGGTACAGGACCCAGCTTCCATTGATGAGCTCGGGCGTGTCTATGAATACTCGGTCAGGAACGACTCGCTCAAAACCCGAGACGAGGCGATCGCTTACGGCTCAGCAGACCTCAAGGCGTATGCCGATGCTGTTTCTGAAGGTTCTTTTGAAACCTACACGCCGGGATTGCGAAGCGGTCAGACGATAAGCATTTCCCTGCCTGATAGAGGCATCGAGGAGGACTTCCTGATTCAGAGCGTTAATTTCGCACAAATCGCCCAAGAAACCTATATCTGGCGGGTAAGAATTGCCACGATGCGGACCATGTCCTTGATCGATTTACTGCAATCACTGCTTTTGAAAGAAGCGGTCAATGAAGGGGATGATGAGTCAATCCTTTCGTTCCTAACCTTTGCCGATTCGTTTGCCCTGAGTGATAGCATCAACTCGATAACAGCAACGGCTACCGAGGACTATGTTTATGAGCAGTCGGACCCTCTCCTTGACTCGTATTCCAACGCTGGACGCTACGATATGGCGACATGGGCATAGCATGAATGCACTTGTATACTGAGCATGATGAACCTGCACTCGGACTTCGCTCTTCACGGCTCCTATCGGCTGATCGGGCTTCCAGCACTTGCAGAACAGGCAACCGACGAGGAGCGGATTCAGCGCATCGAGCAGTATCGACGCGGTGAGATCGAGCCGCTTCAAGCGGTGGAGACCAAGAACCTCATCGTGGCTAACGATGACCATGGACTTAACTTGCTTTTCCAGCACTTTGCCGGGACGACGACTTACCCGCTGAGCTTGAACAAAGCAGCCATCGGAACCGGAACAAACGCGCCCAATGCTGCCGATACTTCTCTACAGACCCCGGTTCTGACGGGAATCGACCGCAGCACCGCTACCGTTTCAACGAGTGGCATCTTGCTCACGTTCTTCATCACGGCAGGTGATCTCGCTAACGGCACCTATCGCGAGTTTGGTCTCTATGCTGGTACACAATTGTTCGCTCGATCGCTCATAGCTGGGAGTGGGTACACGAAAGCTACAGGAATGGATACACTTGTGGAGTATTCGATAACAGGCACCACTGCATAACATGATCTCCCCAGGACAGAAAATTAGGGCAAGCGATTACGTTGCAACGTCCGTAGGTGCAGCCGATGCTGGGAAAGCTGGCAAGCTGAACGCCAACGGTAAGTTCGATGCGTCGATGATAAATGGATCGGAGGTGCAGACCTTTACCGCGAGCGGAACATGGACAAAGCCAACCGGCGCAAAGTGGGTTGAGGTCATTATCATCGGCGGCGGCGGGTCCGGTGGCGCTGGTGGCTGTAACACAAATAATGCTTCAAGCTCCGCAGGCGGCGGCGGTGGCGGAGCTGGCGGCTATTCGCGCGCGGCTTTCCCAGCGAGTGTTTTGGGCGCGACGGAGACGGTCACAGTAGGCGCAGGAGGTGCCAGCGTAGCCGGTCGATCAACGAGCGGCGTGGGTAGTAATGGAAATGCGGGTAATGACTCTTTGTTCGGTATCTTACTGAAAGCACTTGGTGGACTAGGAGGGAATGGAGGTGCTGGAGCAGGTGGTGTTGGCGGTGCCGTTGTTTCTTCCCGCAGTTTCGCTCATGGCGCAATGGGAATTGCCGCCTCCACAACTACTCCCGGCGCTTCTGGCAAAGGAGATGATTCTGGAGCCACGAACGGCTCCGCAGGGGTAGATGCAATCTCATTTGCCCCAACGGGCGGCGGCGGTGGAGGTCGCTCGAATGGGGCTACTGAGACTACCGGATATGCGGGCGGGGCTCAAACCATCGTTGTTACAAAAGCAGGCGGAACAGGAGGAGCAGGAAACAGTGGAGGAGCCGCTACCATTGGAGGTGCAGGAAACGCTGCCTCTACAAATGCTCCCCACGGAGGAACCGGTGGCGGTGGCGGTGGCGGATCGCGTGACGGTGCAGCTGGTGCCGGTGGCGCAGGAGCACTTTACGGGGCTGGAGGTGGAGGCGGTGGAGCGGAGATTGGCTTGGGTACCTCTGGCGCTGGCGGGGTTGGCGCGAATGGAATCGTAGTCGTAATTTCTCATTTGTAACCATGGACTTCTCCGTAATAGCTATTGCTGTCTTCACCATTCTGAATCTCTGGGGGCAGTACAAATCAGGTCGCCGAAAGGAGATCAGCGCGGAAGCCGAAGACCTCATCAAGATTCTTCAAGGCACCGTTGATGCCCTCGAAACAAAGACAAAGAAGCTCGAAGAAGACAGCCATGCCCGAAACGAGACGATGGCAGCGGTTTCGAAGGAGAACGAGGTATTAACGAAGATACTTCAGGGGCGGGATACGACAACATTAGAATTCCAACGGCAGGGCATAGAGGCTTTTGCTCTCATGAAATCCACTCACGAGATCATGCTAAGGTCCCATGAGGAATCTATGAAAATGAGCTCCAATATTGAGAAGTTCCTTGGTATTCTAGCCAAGCAGAACGGCTCCACTATATAACTTATCCATCTCACCAATGACAAACCCCGGCGGACTCCCTGACATCCCAGATGAGCGCGATTTTCGCTATGAAGACGTCCTCGGCACGGGCGCTCGCTCATTCGATTGGAAGGCAGGATACGATATTGAAGTAGCGATCAATTCTCAGCTTCCCGTAGATGACCAGAACGGCTCCACTTCATGCGGAGGTCAGGCGTTTGCTAAATACGATGCGGTTCTTGAAGCAGCCACGACCTGGAGCTTCGAGAAGTCTTCACCTCTCTATATTTATAACCAGACTGCGGTAGTTATTAACGGTGTTCCACAGGGATCCAGGCTTCGTGATAATGCTGATCTCGTAGTCAAACAAGGGGTTGCACTGGAATCTCTTTGTCCGTCGTACGACCATGGCAAGCCTCCGACCGATGCTTTTATGCTCCGCAAGGGAGCCATCACCACAGCCGCAGCGGACAGTGCGAAGCTCAGGAAAGGACTCAGTTACGCCTACGTAGGAGTCAATATAGATTTGTTTGCTCAAGCCATCAGAGATAACCGGGGACTTGTGTTTTTGGTCGCAGGACAGGACAACGGCACTTGGTATTCACCATTCCCTAAACCACCGCAGTACCGCCAATGGGGACATTTTATGTACGCTGGGAGAGCCAAGCTGATAGATGGCAAGAAATACATCGGTGCTCTACAGAGCTGGGGACCTAACGCAGGAGATAACGGCTGGCAATGGTTCGGAGAGGAGTGGTTCAACGGACTCGGAATTGAGTCGGCAGTAACCATCGTTTTCCCAGATGCTCCAGTTCCAGCAAAGTACACATTCACCCGCGACCTGACCGTAGGCTCTACAGGAATCGATGTGAAATATCTCCAGGCGTATCTCAACACGCACGGCTTCCCTGTTGCTCTTTTAGGTCCCGGTTCCGCTGGCAAGGAGACGACATACTTCGGAAGTCTCACCAAGACAGCACTGGCGAAGTTCCAAGCAGCGAACGGCATCAAGCCAAGTGTCGGATATTTCGGGTCGATCACAAGAGCAGTTGTGAACCAGTAACTTAGGAGTACCATTTAGGAGAACTCACCAACCATCTCACCATGCAAGCAATCGACTTTCTCGGAATCAGCATTGTAGGCGTTGCCCTGTCATTTTTAATTGAAGTAATCAAGAGCCACTACGGCACTGAATCTTCAGCTACAAAGGGCATTACACTAACCCTCGCAATCGTCTTCGGAACCGGGTATTACTTCCTCCAAGTAACGCCCTTCTTCCCAACTGTAATCGGCGTTCTCGCCGTCGCTTCGACCTTCTACGCCTTCTTCCTCAAGAAGTAGCCTCGTAGGCTCCCCTCTGGGCGTCCTCACGCGCCCAGTAAGGAGTCTAGGACTCCACATTAAAAATCAAATAAAGGAGGTGCTTAATGAGCACATTGATAGCAGGTGCGGAAACTCGAAAGATTTCCGCTTTGGAACTTAGTTTTATCGATCCCCCGGCAGCGACGCCGACTCATAAACCGGTCAAGCATTCGGACATCGTGACTCAGGTTGAGGCTGGCTTAGCCATGCGCTCCATTCAGGTCATTCGTCAGGAATACGCCGTCTCGCCGGACGGAATGAAAATGTTCGGGCTCATGGTCACAAACCAGGAATTCGACGGCTGTAACTACGCGATCGGACTACGGAACGCCAACGACAAATCCATGAAATTGGGGATGGTCGCAGGCTTTCGCGTGATGGTCTGCGAGAACATGGCTTTTGCTGGGGATTTCAATCCGCTCTTAGCCAAGCATACGTCGAACTTCGAGCTTCAGGACGCCATCATCTTGGCGATTGACCGCGTTCACCGAGGACTACTCAACGTCTCGTCGCAAGTCGAGAAGATGAAGCATTACCTGGTCCGCGACACGACCGTTAAGGAAGTGATTTACGACGCCTTTATCGGAAAAACGGGCATGAGACTGCCGAAGATGATTATGGACGACGTTCATGAAAACTACTTCAACAGTCCTATTCCCGAATTCCAGCCGGGCAACGCGTGGACGCTCCATAATTCGTTTACTTCGAGCCTCAAGAAGCTGAATCCGGTTCGGCAGTTTCAGGAAACTGGACGGCTGACACCGTTTCTCTTCGAGCGGTTGGGGCTGAATTAGGAGGTCTTATGGGACACCCTTTTCCTGAATCACTGACGAGGCGATGTTACCGCTGCAAGTTCCCGATATTGTGGAGCACGCAAAGTATCACCGCGATCCTGAACGGAACCGCAGTCAACATGCATCCGGCTTGTCACCAGTTATGGTCCGAGGAAGTGCAGAAAATGAGAGACGAAGAAATCATGGGGACTGAAAACGTTTCCAAGGAGGCTTCATGATCTACAACACGTTCAAGCGGCGGTGCATTTTGTGCCGCCATAGACTGCGATATTTTCGCAAACTAACCCGCCGTTTCTGATCCGCTATTTGTTGAGCCTGCTGAATCCAGCCAGAATCCTCTGCCCCTGCACTTTAGGGGCTTTTTTATATTTGACTGATTTTTTCAACAGGAATCCGGTCATCGACAAGATCATTTATCGTGACGCCCACGAGCTCAGAGTAGCGCAGTAGCACGATAAGCGGGGGCTGTCGCTTCCCGTTTTCGTACTCGTGAATGGTTGAGCGATAAAGATTTATTTCTTTAACATCGAGTCGTGCCGCCATCTCCTCGAATGTCTCAATGTCTAAGCTCTTTCGGATGAGGGAGAGCTTTTCTGCCAGCAGTTTTGGCGTATGTCGCGAAGCTCGCCCCATTAGATTAACCTCCGGGGTCCTCTTTTCAGGATTGACATTAGGAGAAATTCGTTCCAGAATTGGAACGCTTTATTACATCGTAGCCCGTGCACCAAATCGCGTGTGCACAGTACGATCAGTCTTTCTTGCTCCTTTGTTGCGAAAGCGCCATCAGGGAGTAATGGTATCACGGAGTATCAGTTATGAATAAATGTTTTCTCTTCTCGGTCTTCCTTGTTTTCCTGTTTGCATGTTCATCTGGTCCCTCAGAATCGGTGGCGATAGAATATGTTACGACGATGGGCTCTAAGACCATGTATAAGGATTTCTTCAAAGTACGGAGCCTCCGTAAAACCAACGGTGAGCGCGATGAAAATCAGTACCTGATGTCCTATGACATCGAAGTAGAGTGCCTGAAACAAGGCACTTCACCTATCGGCGTTTCCTGTGACGCACCAGGAGAGATCAAGAAAGGGACGGGTAAGATACTTTTGGCAAACACCGAGAATGGATGGCTGCCTGTATCCGATACCTTTATGCGATATTCATTGTTTGAGAGTAAATAGTTTGTTGGTTAACATAGGTTAACTTCTGTTTTCCCCAGGCTTTTTTCTGGGGAATTGCTATAATTGCGTCATTCCTAAACCAGGGAAAATCCTGTTTTGCAGCATAGGAGTAGGGGCGGCGATCTGCGGTTTACAGATAGCCAAACCGAACGCGAAACCAGAACAGGCTCCATTTATCGAACCATCGCCCGCACTTGCCGGGCAGCTCGCAGACCTCGCACTCGAATCCTCAATACCAGATGACTTACTTCGAGCAGCGTATTGTGAAAGCACCAACCGCCAATTCTATGACGACGGCTCCCTGGTCATTGGGAAAATTACCCCGGATATTGGTCGTTTTCAGGTAAATCCCATCCATCTCAAAGACGCTGAGAAGATGAAACTTAATATAAGAACTTGGCGCGGAAATACCGAGTATGCCCTGTATTTATACAAGCGGAATGGTCTTCGAGATTGGAACAGCTCACGTCATTGCTGGACTTCCCTGCTCGCGCTCAAAGAAAAAGGTTATCCCCAGGCTTCTAAATAGCCGTTCTGTATACTGAGGACATGAACTGCAAAAATTGCGGTGACGAGTTTGTATCAAATAATGGAAGACTGTACTGCTCTTCTCATATCTGGATGCCACCACTTCCGATGCACAAGGCATATGTAGAACTCATTCAGCTACGAAAACAGAAGCGAGAACAGTGCTACGATGTCGAAACACTGAGGCTTCAGCGCCAAACAATCGAATGACCTGCTCAAAGTGCGGCACCGTTGCTAAGCCAGCCTACCGAGTCTTGGGAAACCCAAATGTCTTCTGCGAGCAGCATTGCCCAGAACCTGAGAAGATCAGGCTGCCGAAGGTCCCATTCTTGCCCGTGTAGTCAACGCAGAGATGCGATAATAGTCGAGATGAGCCTCATATCGTCTCACCTTCTTTCTATTCGTACAGAGGCATACAATAGCCGTTTGACAATGTAACTAAATTGCTCGTAATGCGTTGTAATAAGTGGATATCCATCCAGCAAATCGCTGGATAATCAAAAGACGCTACTAAACGCCTTTGTCTCGCCTCTCATCAAGGCGAGTTTTTCTGTTTTTGCTATCATCAGACAAAGGTCGCACACCAAACATCGACTAGAAATGCCAGCATATACCACTGTTACCGAAGAGCTCGCGGCAAAGTACCCGAAGCTCGCAGGACGCGCAGGTGAGACCATTACTTCGCAAGAGCTCGCGGCTGCCCAGCGGACCGAGAAGGAGCCAGCTACGAAGGAGGCAACGCCTGAGACACCGACCGAGAAGTCCTCGGTTGCCAAGCCAAAGTCAGGTAAGTAGGATTCACACGTCGCTCCCCGCGATCTCGTATCGCATCAAAATTTTATAGTTCCTCTTAGAAATGCCACCGGCTGTGATGAGCTGGTTTAACGACTGAAGGAGCGACAAGAAAACCGCCGAAAGGCGGCTTTTCTTTGCAATTCTCGACAAATGACTACCGAGTAACAAGCAGCCAAGAATTTTGCATCCAGTTATAGTTATATCCGGCGTTATTCGTGCCCTCAAAATTCTTTAAGAAGTCTAGTCTGAATGTGGATTTATTATCAGCAATTGTAATTTTAATCTTTGGATTTTTTTTTAAGGTCCACTGATTTCTATTCTCTTTTGTCGTACTAATAATGAGAAGCCCGGATTTCTCATTGTATTTAATCCACATATCCCAGGATTTTTTACGCCGATTCCACGTACTACTTCTGACCTGCGCGAAGATATTCCATTGCTGAGATTGTTTATCATACTGCACGTTAGCATTATTAAACCTATCTATGGTTTCAGAAGCTTTCTCACTTCCACTTCTAGGGAGGCGCATGAAATCTCCATTCCTATTTATTCTTTTAACGAAATCTCTTCTCATTTTCCCTGTAATAACTGGGCTTACAGCATTATTATCCGTGTTTTGCGCAAGGATAGATTGCGCCCCTATAAGCATCAGGCACATCAAACCAATCATCATTATCTTTTTCATTTGATTTTCTCCGGTGAATTTATTAGGGAGTATTTTGTACATTAAAATTATGAATCGGATGCCCTACTTGCCGCAGGCGCGGTTGTCGTTCCTCCAACTCCAATTTGATCGTTTGCAGCTACTATTTCCGGTATTTCAGTCGCGGTTTTACAGAGTTTCCAAATTGCCAAAATACTGGTTAATAAAAGTGCTAAGCCTGCCATTGTGATGTATTTCTGGTAATCCTTTAGCTTGGTTTGTTGAAGCAATGGATCTTCCATAAATGAATAGAGTGTTAGAAAGATGGCGGCTGGAATATTGGTACCCGAGAAAAAAGCACCTAGAAAAGCTGCTAGATCGGCTCCGTCAAACCTTTTCTGGTATTTCACCGTTAGCCCTACCACAAGGAG